AAAAACAAAGTCTCCAGTTTCACCTGTAACTTGTTGATAATTTCTAATACTTGCTCCGCCCTGTGTATATGATGCCCTACTAATTAATTTAGAATAGTCCCATAGTAATTGAATCTCATTATCGGTAAGATCCTTAACCAATCTATGTGGGGAAATCTTAGAACGATATAGCATTTCACATTTAATATAGTTTCCAATTCCTGCAAAAAGCCTCTGATCCATTAGTGCTTCTACAACAGTTTTATTTGGAACCCTCTCAAATGATCTAAGCGTATTATAAACAGATGCAGTTGTATCATTTAGTGCATCAACGCCTAGGGTTTTTAATTTTGCGTCCAATTCAACCTTACTTGCAAACTTAAGGGTACCAAATCTACGCTGGTCAATAAAAAATAGTTCAAGTCCATCATCAAATGAAAGTTTAATATGTGCATGTGGTTTTTGATAGATTGACCAAAACCCGCTCATTCCCAATGTAATCCAGATAGACATGGCGCCTTCCAATTCTAACCAGATGAATTTGCCTTTAACTCCACCGCCAACTACCTCCAGGGGCAGCTCCAGGGCTCCCAGGCCAACTGGGGGAGTCTTTAAGAAGCGTCCACCAAGTATTTCTACACTAGTTAGTTTTCTATTAATACAATAATTTCGCAAACCTTCATATACGCGTCTGCACTCTGGTCCTTCTGGCATATCCTATTTTTTGATATTATACCCAATTCGCGCAAATAAATAACTACAAAATAGATCTATTTAAAATGATTTACAATTTCAAAGATTTCGTTACTAAGGTTGACGAAAACGTAAACTCAGCAGAGTTTTTAAACAAATTTGGCTTGACTGAAGAAGAAGATGCTGCGGCTGCTGATGCTCCAGTTGAAGACGATATGCCTAAAGAAGATGAGGCTCCATCTGAAGATGAAGCATTAGAAGCTTTCAAAAAAGAACACCTTGATGTAATGTTCAATGAACTTTCATCTGATGATTTCGATTCATTTTACTCTAGCGAATTTAAAGAGTGGAAAGAAATGGAAGATGGTGAAGAAAAAGAAGCTAAGAAAGAAGAAATCCTTAACAAAATCAAGGATATGTTCCAATTAAGCACTGAAGAAAAAGAAGAGGCTCCAGCTGAAGACGAAGATGCACCAGCTGACGAACCTGCTGCTGAAGAAGCTCCAGAAGCATAATTAAATTTTTCCTATGAAATCTCAACAAAAAGCAAAGCTTAAAGAAGAGGGTACTAAAATAGTTGAATTTGCAAAAGCAAATAAAAGCAAGTGGCGCTATATTCTATATGTAATAGGTGGACTATTTGTTCTTTATGGATTAATTTATGTTTTTACTCCAAAGCCTCAAATGCCAGTAGAGTATAAAGCAATAATTGATTCGTTAACTGTTGCAAATAAAGAGTTAGAAGCAAAACAACTTAAAATTGATAGTTCTATTCAGGTTTATGAAACTGAAGTAAAGGCAATTGATTTTCAAGTTGACCATATTAAAGAAAAGACTACAATTATTCGTGAATTTTATCATGAACAAAGTGCAGCTGCTTCTGGTTATACTCCAACTCAAGTAGATTCATTTTTTAAAGCTAGATACAATTATTAATATGAAGAAGCTAATTTTTATACTTGCGTTATTTCCAGTTTTTGCATTTGCTCAAACTGCTCCACAAGATACAGTTAAAATTCCAGCTCCTGTTGCAAAACAGATTGTTAAGGATTTAATTGGTGGTGATAGCGCAAAGGCAGAACTTAAACTTGCAAATGAACAACTTGTTTTACTTAATCAAAAAATAGTATTAAAGGATAGTATCATTTCAGGACATGTTCAAAAAGGTGTTATGTATGAAGAGCGTATTAAAAATGAGCAATTGAAGTTTGAAACTCAAGGTTTATGGGTTAAAGATCTTCAAAAGCAAAATAAGAAACTTAAAACTAAATTAACATTCACTAAAATTATTGGTGGAGTTCTAGTTGGTAGTTTAGGATATCTCTATATTATGAAATAATTCAAACCTTACTAAATTAAAAAAGGGACAGCTTTTCAGTTGTCCCTTTCTTTTTTACATGGCATGCAAGATTATTCGATAATTCCAAGGATTTTGGATTCTTGAACTGATTCAACAGTCATTGCTGAAATTCCATCTCCAAATCTAGCTCGGATTTTTGCTTCTGCATCAGATACAGAGTTAGCACTTACAACATACAATTCTTTAATGAATTTACGTTTACCACTTTCGGTTTCGGTCTCAAATTTGATTCTTACTAAATAATACATAGCTTTTAATTTATAGGTTATTCTACTTTAACATTGATTTAAGTTCTACCAAAACTTCTTCGTTTGTATGACCAGCTCTGACCATTTCATACATTTTATCAAGCATATCGACTGAAAGACTATCGCCCATTACTGCATCAATTTTTTTAATTGCTACAAATTCACGAGGGCCTGTAAATTTTTCAAGTCGCTCAATAAAATCTTTTGGATCTGGAATAAAATATTTGTTAAATCCCATGCTTATGATTTAAGGTAATCGTATGTGCCTTTAATATTGGCATTTAAAAATTTACCAAAGGACTCAGCTTCACACAATTCAGCGTAAACTGATTCTGAAACTCCAACATAGGTATAGGTTGAACCGCTTTTAAATTGAACATATAGTTCGTTTAGGGCAGGGTCGTAGCCAAATGCATCAATTGTTGATGACGTTACAGAAGTTAATTCTACATTCATAGCGATAAGTTTATAGAGATAATATACTAAGAACTCTTAGGTTTTTCTCTAAAAAATAAAAAATAAAGTCCAAAAAAGAATGCCGATAGGCAATAGAAAATAGCGTCCGTAATCCAATAAGAACCTGTCCATTTCATTACTAGAGCAAAGAGGGCATCGAATCCAAGAGGGTTGAAGAATGTCGCCAGGATCAGGATCCATGTCCCCGTTAGCCTCTTCCGATTGTGTTTTAATTTGGCGAATACTGTCACTTTCCATGGTGTTAGGTATTTTCTCAGTAGAGAAAAGGATTAATTGAATAAACTGAGGATTTGTAAAAATCTTAATTATTTATTACCACTTAGGTTCTTCTAATGGACAAGACTCCCCTTTAGTTGCAGTCTTTGCAAAAATATAGCAGCCGCATTCTCCGCACTGTCCACTGGCTCCAAGAAATTTATCACACTCATAACAAATAGAAAGTCGTTCATTACGAATATCATCTCCAACAAATAGCTCGTCAAAGATTCCCTTAATTTGGGTCCTAACTTCTTTAGATTTACAGTTCTTGCAATCGCTCATGTTCAAGTTGAATATAATTTTCTAATAGAGTATTATACTGCTCACGATACTTTAGAACAGCCAAGTCTTTGGCTTTTGCCTCAACCTCAATATCTAGAGTCAATCCATATGGATTAATTTTTTCATAGATATAATCAGCATGGGATCTAGCAATAACTGACGAATCTTCAAATGTTTTCTTTGAACTAGAATAGTGAGTTAGTGGAGTACAAGACCAAGTAGATGCAGCAAGTTTTAGTGCAGCTTCTTCGGTTAGTCCACTTGTATTAAATCGATGATGATGGAAATCAAATGTAATTGGAGTTCCAATACGAGCAGTAACTAAGTCAAATAGATCTTGAACTGAATATTGAGTAGCCTTATCATCATTTTCGACAACAAGGCGGCTTTGCGCAGAGCTGCTAAGTAGACTAAAATTTTGGCAAAAGCGGTCGGCCGCTGCTTCCTTGTCACCATAGGTTCCACCTACATGGATATTGATTGGAAATTGATGAGTAATTGGTAAACCCATAAGATCCATAATTTCTGCATGCTGATTTAAATCTTTGACAGTTTTTGTAACAACGCTTGGATTTGGCGAAGGTAAAACGTCGAATTGACCAGGGTGCATCGATAACCTGATATTATTAGCTAGTACAAAAGCACCGATTGCTTGCATATCTGGTAAAATTTCCTTGAAATTTGGAAGTTCTTGAATTTTGTATTCTGACATCCATGGAAAAACGTCGCTTGACATACGATAAACATATATGTCATTTGCTAAGTTCCATTCTAAGATAGTTAGAATATCCTTGATATTTTGATGGGCCAACTCGCCACAATATTGCACACCCTTTTGCTGAAAGGTTTTTTTAATCATTCCACGATTTGCAGTAACTTTTCTATCTAGTGATAGGTTAATGCAGCAATATCCAAGGCGAGTTGTTTCATTTATCATATAACTAATATACTAAAGATTCTTCATTTTTGTGAGCTCTTCACACTTTTCAAATTCTTCTTGACCCTCAAAGTAGTTTATCATTTCTACTATAAGATCAGCCTTTTCCTTTTCATCAAATGGAATATCATCTGGCCAAGTAAAATTATTAGATAGAAGGTGTTTATACATTTCTTCTATCATATCAATATACATGCTTTCTAGAGCAGCTTTATAATCAATTACTCGCATTCTGATAATTATTTGTAGCTTTACGAATAACTTCAATTACATCAATTGCGTCATCTACTCCATCATGAGTTACATGATTTTCAAGGCCAATTCGCTCTTTACATTTTCCAAGACCAGGTAAAGACTCATCATTTTTCCAATCGGTAACTAATACAGCTGGATCAATAATACGATTACGAATCTTGATTTTAGTATTCCAAGTTGGAATTAGGGTTTCCAACCAAACTTTATCGAATGATGCGAAGTTTTTACCTGCTGCATTAATAACAACTCGGTCTCCATCGACTTCACAACCATGAAACTGCAACCAATTCGCAAATGCAGTTGCAACCATTTGTGGAGTTAAAATATTATGTTTCTTACGATAATCTCCGCGATCTTCTTTTCGAATCTTATCCATATCGGCAATAATCTTAATAAGATTCATATTCATATTAATAGCAAAGGCCGAACCTGTATATTGAGGATGTTCAATTACACAATTAAATTTAGGCAATTCGGAAATTGGCTTAACATCATTTGTGTCCTCAATTACTGCACCAATCTGTAGGATCTGACATGTTTGTGGATCCAGTCCAGTGGTTTCTAAATCAATTGATACGTATTTCATTTCTTAAATTTTATTATAATATACTAATCTAATATGTCCCATGGTAAGTCATCGTCTGCAATTGGGGCGGACTTTTTAGGTGTACTTGGAGCATCACCGAACAGATCGTTCATAATTTCATCATCAGTCATGTCCTGTTCATCCAAAATACCATTTGATTTTGTAACATGAATTTGAGTTGCTTCAATCGTATTGAAGTATTTGATTTGACCGTTTGGACTTTCCCATTTACGACCAGCTAATTTATAACCAACTTGAATTTGATCTCCAGTGTTTGCAAAATCTAACATTTCACATTTTTCTTGAATTGCAACAAACGTTACGTACTGTGGGTACTTATCATTAGTTCCAACTACAAATTCTCTTTTCTTAAATTTTGCTGATACAAATTGGGTTTCGTCTACCTTAATTAAGGTTCCACTAAATGTTGACATATTAAAAGTTTGGGTTTGTTATTTTTAAATCATAATTATTAAATCCAGCAAAGAGCTCTCTATCTGCTTCTAGTCTAGCATCAACTGTATGACCTGGCATTACTCTTTCTCCAAGTCTTTCTCGACGAATCTCTTCATCAATATCAAAAAATATTACAAAGGATTTTGCACGATCTTCTGGTGAAAGGTGAGATAGACCACTTGGTGTCATAATAAAAACATCATCTCTATAGAATTGTTTTAGGGTTGTTCCATATGTCCATCCATTAAAATCAATTACCTCGTAAAACTCATCTTCATCTTTCATTGCTTTACACTGATCTTGACTTAAAAAGAAATAATCTTTTCCATCGACTTCTCCAGGTCTAGGAGGTCTTGTTGTATAACTTACTGCGTAAGTCATGCCTCTTTCTTCAAGGCGTTTGCGCATAAAATCTTTACCTGATGCGCCAGGTCCTACTAAAATAATTCTTGGCATTATATTGTTCTTGTTTTTTCGTAAATTGCTTTAATAACTGGAAATCTTAAAGAATTTTGACCATGCTGATCTGTAGTTTCTTCAAAATATTGAACTGTAATTGTTTTACCTACAATTTGATCAGGGTTTTTATAAAATTGACGACGTTGTTCTATTGAAAAGCCTGATCCAACTCTAACTTGATTTCCTTTATGTGTAATAAAAACGTTACCTAACATTTCTTCTTCAACTTCGCGGCCATCTTCAATAACTCTGTGCGTTGAATTTTCAACTCCCTCTACAATGTATTCAGCATCATAGAATTTTTTAACTTTAAGAATCTCATCGCTACGTTTTCCAATATATGGAGTATCTTTTCTTAGCATTAGTCCTTCCCAACCTTGAGCAGTTGAATTAGTAATTTCAGTTTGAAGTTGCTCTTCAGATTCAATTAAGGTTTGCTTTAAGATAGTCGTATTGATTAAGTCAATTCCACTAAATAATAGAGCAGCTATTGTAATACGGTCCCTAAATTTTCGATCAGTTGATGAAGTTTGACTATTAAATTCTTCTAGAGTTAGGCAGTCAAATACTAAATATTTTGGATTTTTAATTGTATGATTTTTTCTACCAATCTCTTTGATAATTCCCTGAAAATCTTCTTGACCAGAGTCATTCATCATACAAACTTCACCATCAAGAACCGTATCAATTAGGTTTAGTCTCTTAATGTCGGCTTTTAGTGTATCTAGAGTTAAGAATTCATTACCACCTCTTGAAAAGAATTTAACATCTCCCTTATCATCAATTATAGTAATACAACGAACTCCATCTAATTTACGACTCATATACCAATGATCTTCTAATTTGACCTTCTTTTTTGTCTTATCATCATATGGTAAAGCTAGAGCAACATCAAAGGTTGGAATAGTTCCAGGCAATACTGAATTAATTAGAGTAGTAGTTGCACGAGTTTTTAAGTTGCGATCTAAGATACTATAGATCACTTCTGAGAACTCCAAATTTTCTGCTATAAATCCATTCACATAGGCAATTGCAGTGTTGCCAGTGATACGCCTGTCATTCAGGTCATCTAGAAGAGAGAATATATCAGTATAGCTTGGAGTTGATAACTCTGAATGCTTTTTTAGATTAGCTGGCGTAACATAATACTGTTTAAATGGAGAATAGGTATACTCCAAAATCTTTTTAAGATATGGGCTGCTAAATTGCAGAAGGACTGCTTTTTTATCGTTGGTCGATGAAGTTATGTTCATTGCCTCGATAAAGTCCTGGATTGATTTAAGATTATTCATATACTTATTATACAAAAAAGGAGACCAAAAAGGTCTCCTTTGACATATAAAAGACGCCAGTAAATTAGGCGGGAGTTTCTTCGGTTTGCGGTACCGCATTCTCAGCTGGAGTTTCCAAAGTCTTAATTGCTTTGTCTAACTCATGAACTTTAGCATATGCGCTATTTAATTGAAAAGAAACTTTGAATAGTGCTTGTGCATTGTGTAAACCTGTGAATTTTGCACGGTTTAGGAAATACAAACAAGATTCAATACATGCAGCTGGCAATCTAACTGGGCTAACCTCAGAGTTTTTACCTTCGCCTTTATGGTTTTCAATTTCTCCCAATAACATGTTGTGATTTTGTAGAATAACGAAAGCTTCGTTAGGTCCAGTAAATTCAACACTATTTTTTAGGAAATTTCTCAACCACTTAAGATCGTCTTGAGTCATTGATGGAACATCAAAATGACCACGTCTTTGTGCTTTAAGTTTTTCGATTTCAGATAATTCTTGTTGAGGCTCTTCTACCTCTGGAGTTGCATCAGTAATTTGATCAACTTGTTCTAAAATTTGCTCGTCTTGAGTTACAGTTTCGTTTGACATAAATATCTTTGTTTTTGTTAAGATATTATACCAAACTCTATTCGATAGTTTCAATCAAACGCTGAGCAATTATCTGTTGAGAACGGGATAATTTATCAATAGCTTCTTGAATTGGAATAAATCCAGCCCAATCTACCTCTTCGGCTTGTAGTTGTTCTTTAGGTACTTTCGGCGAAGCAAGGCCAATTTGTTCAAGACTCTCAATGTATACCTCAAAATAAGCGCAGCGAGAGTGAGGAATACCGCGACGGTAAAATACAAAATATTTCTCATTTTTATCAATTAGTTCTGGATTTACCGTAACCCCGGTCTCTTCTCTAGTTTCACGAATTGCACAAGTTAGAAGATCTTCGCCTGGTTCAATTCCGCCTTTGGGAATTCCAAACGGTTGATTCTTCCAACTTGCGTTCGATGGATGAATTAATAAAAGTTTTCCTTCCCAGATAATAGCTAGGCCGGCCGCTCTAATTTCAAGCTGCTTTTCGCTTTCTGCTAAATAATCTGTGAATGTAAAAATCATTTGTTTAATTCATCTTTCTTTTTTTGAATATACTTTGCTTTATTAATTTCGCTACGACGCTTCACGCTAGGCTTTTCAAATTCTTTACGATCTCTTAAAAGTTGCAATTGCTTAGTATCAGCAACCTTTCTTTTTAATTGTTTAAGAGCTCTTTCTAAAGACTCTGAATTTCGTATATCGATTATTAGCATATTATGATAATTCTAACATTTTCTTAGCGCCATCTGAAATAGTTCCTCTTAGTGCAGCGCTAAATAATTGTACAATTTTTCCTGCTTCTGGGGAATCTACTTCATCTGCAATCGCAGCATCTACTCCAAGCTTTGTATCAATAATACCAAGCGTTTGTAAGTCTTTCCAAGCAGTTTCAACATTTAATAATCCCTTTGGAGTTAATACCATAACTGCCATAATTGCATTAACTTCTTCATCAGCAGAAACCCAACTATCATCAATTATTGACCAAATTGTTTCTGCCCATTTTTTAGCATCATCTCCAACTGGTTCATATGAAACCAATGAATTTGCAGAAGGGACTTTGCTTTTTAAATATTGTGTGTCCTCATCACCTTCCGACGCCCAATCTGGATTCCAATTCAAGATTCTATCCATTACTCGACCGGCAGGTTTTCCACCAATGAATGGAGCATATCCAAAATCTCCCCAAGTCCATGCATCCATTTCCGCGTATGTACTAGCTGCATCTTGTGTAAACATATCCCAATAGTCATCTTTACCAAATGCTGCGACTAAGAATTTTTTTGCAGCGTCTGCATTTAGATTATTCTGAATAATCCAGTATATTGCAGCTTCGGTTGCATTATGCACAACATCTTCATTTGAGTTTGACCAATAGTTAGCATTTGCTCTAATTGCAGCCGAAACTGTTTGAGCAACACTTTTTTCCTTATCGGCCGCACTTGTACTCGATGGCAAGTTTGATTTTGGCTGTTTAGTAGTCGGATCGATTGCAAATTTTCCAGATGCAATATCAATAACTTCAGATATTTTACCATCTGTACTTTTTGTCGTAATCTCTTTATCAGTTATTGAATAAGTTCCAGAATAGGCGACCTTTCCGCTTCCATCATTAATATAAACGACTACCGTTAGAGGTTTTGATCTAAAATTATATGAGCGACCTGCTGATAAAATATCAATGCTTACGCCATTTTCCTTTTCAGGTTTTTCTTCAGTAGCATTGTATACACTAGCTAGCCTAGTGTTAGGCATCTTTAGAAGTTTATCCATGATTGCTTGATCTAGCGCAGTCGTAGCAACAGCAGGCGGTGGAGTTTCCGTTGTAGGGTCTTCTTTAATTGTAGTAAGCTTAGGATTAGTATTAGTAGCAGGAGGGGTCTTTGTTGCATTAACACCACGTCCGCCTGAACCATCTTGTTCATTAATAAAATCCTTAAATGTTTTAATAACTCGCATTGTTTTTGATATTTTTAATATTTATTAAATTGTTGCTTTTTGTAGAGATTGTTCAATTTCAGTTTTAACTGCATCATTAAAACTTCCACCATTTTTTATACCAAATAGGTATGAACAAATATCCTTAAATCCTTGTGAATTGTAGGATTTTCCATGTTCAAATGGACCTTTTTTGGAAATAGCATCAAGACAATTTTGATAGACGTTGCCACCCATAATAGATTTTAACATATCTCTAACGCCAGAATCTGTAGCTAAATCAAATTTATTACCGGGATTTGGGAAATCTGCTGGAAATCTAGCTATAACACCAGATGCAATTTTTAATAGATCTGCTTCATTTTTAATTGATGTATCAGAGGTTGTAGTTTGATTAACTGGATTAACTACAGGAGCAACTGTTCCACCAGCTTCAGCTAATGCTACCTTTAACGGCTTTTCAACTAAAGTTGGAACAACTTCATTTTCAATATTAGATTGAACTATACGTTTGGCATTTAGACAAATAATAATCCACGCTTCAACCATAGTTTTAAATAATCCACTAGAAAGTTCTGACGTATTGGGCGCTGCATAATTACTATCATACTTTCCAGCCATGCTAATAAGCTTAGCAATCATTGAGCTCAAATCAGTTGTATATTGAGTTGGATTACCTGGAACACCAAGCGAAAAATCTGCAGGTGGCAAACTTACCATAAAGCTCCAAAAAATTGGAGAAATTTTTCCAGTTTGATTAACCAATTGAGTTTGTCCACCAATTGATTGTAGTATAGGTTTAATATAAACCTGGTGAACAAACTGGCGATACCAATCAGATGCCGTTCCATCTATATCCAAGAAATATGAAGCAGTTATTGCAGCAGATTGATTCGATCCAGCAGTTGAGCTTGTAGTTTGTGTAGATGGTGTAGATTTTGCATAATACTGTGATGCATCTTCTGATGACATTGCAAAAGCAAAATGATCTTCGATCTTTGGTAAGTGCTTATCTTTTGGGATAAGTGCTATATCAATCTTTCCAGGTTTAAATAGAAAAATACTACCTGAGGTTTCAGCTAAATCTTTACCAAACATTCTATTGTTTTGAGTATTACCGGGTTTTTGGAATATTCCAAGTACTGTATCTTTTCCACTCTCATCAAGCGTATCTAGTAGAGAATCTGTGGTTTTATGTTCTAGTGACTTTATTGCATTTGCAAAATTTTCAACATTACCTAAAAGCTGATTATCTTGTGGCCAACTGTATTGATATGTCCATTTAACTAAAATTTCGTCAGTTGGTGAAGATTGCGAACCAGTTATTTTAATCTTAGTTTTAGAAAAGTCAAATTTCTCAAACAGATTTGATAGTTTATAAAGTTTTTTCATATAATATTAGTACATCATTTTCAATAAATCTTCCTTAGTAACTCCCATACCAAAGAAATCTGGAGTATAGGTTGGATTTTTATCCAATTTAGCAAGTTCGCGTTTAATTCGATCTGCTTCGTATGGAGATGGATAAAAACTAATTGCACCAGTTGTTATAGTATTACCAACCGTACGTTTATAATTAGTTTCATAGCTAGATAAAGATTTTTTAACATCGCTCTTTACATCTGCATATGAAACATCATTTACTGTAATTGCACCAAGTAGATACCATAAACCTCCATAGGTAATATCTTCTTCTATTCTAGCCTCTGCAACTTCAATTGGAGTTGCATCAGCCGGTAATTTTACCAACATACCAGCAGATGAAATAACTGGAGAAATTCCAACTGCAGCTAAAGTACCGTCTACTTCTTCTTGATTTCTGATCGAAGCTTCGCTAGAAGCACCAGCTGCTGCAAATGTTTCCCTTGGTCCAGCTTTAGCCAATGCGCTATCTGAAGGTGGAAATGATGCAGTTAATGCAAGATCATCTGCTATTTTATTAATGTGACTTTTACATACATCAACATAGCTTAAAGGTCCAAGCACCGCATTTCTTTTTCCAGTAGGTTTAGCCTTTAGGTCATTAAGCTGTTGGTCTAATTCAGAAGATACTGAATTTTCTTTAGCGTCAATAGGTTCAGCTGCGTCTTGTTCCATTAAAAACTTTGGTCTAGATAAAATAAATTTGTAAGATTCATTTTTTGGAAGAGCCCCTGGTGAAAACTTCATAAGTAAAGCTTCAAGACCTCCAACATTACCTTGACCAAGATCTGCAATCGGGCAACGCATAGGTGCGCCGATTAAGTTTTTTAATATAATAAGTTTATTTCTAAATACTCTAGCTGCTCTAATAGATTGTGACCACTTTCCTCCAATTTTTGCAATATCATCAAAGTGTTTAATTGCAGCTTGACCGGATTTGGCAATATCTACATATACTTCTGGATTTTTTGCAAGTAGTCTATACATGCCAACTACACCTGGACCAGCTTCTTCTAATTTAGCAAGGGTTTTAGGATTTGCTAAAATACCATTAAAGAACTTACTTAATTTTGCTGGATCGTCTGAAATTTCAGTAATTAATCTAGCACTAAAGTGTGCGCCCTTTGTTGTTGCAATTTCAGCAGCATTTCCAGTTAATCTAACTAAGTCTTCTGCTGGAATATCATCAAGTTTTTTTACTCCAGCAAATAGCATTTCTGCTTTACGGCCTTCTATCCAAAGAGGCTTCATTTCCTTTAATTTAACAATATCTTCTGCTGTAACTGGTACACCTTTAACCTGTTTAACTTCAGTCCAAGCTTTAACATAATCATCATAGCCAGCACTCAATGCCTTTTCAATTGTTTTTGCATCTTTCTTAAGAAGGTCATCTGCAATTTTAACATTTGCATCTAGCACATCAATTAAGCGGCCATTCTTTACAAATTGACCTGCTCCAGGCAATCCCTTTTCAATTCTAGTTTGAAGAATTCCTTCTAATCTTGTTACTTCAGCAGTATTTCCTGCAGCTTTGGCTGCAGTCAATTCATCTCCTAATTTAGTAATTAAACCTGCATTCGCATCTACTACCTTTGATGCATCGCCAGCTTTGATTGCAGCGGTAATATCATCTGATCCTTTTGATATTAAATTAATATCATCAATTGCTGAATCTAAGTTTTTAGTGATTGGTGTAATTGCACTATCTAACCAAGCACCTAATTTCTTTCCAAGACCGCCAAATACAATACTAACTGGCCAAGTTCTAAGAATTGCTTCAAAGAAACGTCCAACTGCTTTTGCAATTGCAACAAACATAGATGCAACTGGCTTAGCAACTTTCATAATCTCCATAAATTTAGATAAGGTATCTGGGGATTCTTTTGCTAAAGCTTTTACTAAACCTTTATCAGCCTTTCCAGTCTTAAATGCAACCTCAGCAATTTTATTAATTTTGCTAAAGCCCTTTCCTAATTTTATCGTTTTTGCAAGATCTCCAATTCCAGGAATAACTGCAGCGATTGTACTAATTAAAGCTGAGCCGTATTGTCCTTCGAACAAATACATTATTGCGTTAAGTCCATCAAATACCATACCGGCAGTTAATGGTGGAACGATTGGTATATCAAATAATCCAAGTATATCTAAAAGTAAATGGATAATTCCAGAAGGGGAACCATCTTCAGTTAGAGCATTCCAAATAGAACGTAGACTATCAAAAAAGTCTTCATTAACTGAATAATATTGATCAAGTACTGACTCAATTTTAAAATTTGATTCGGTGAATAGCGTTACCCCGCTTGTTCCCATTGCATATAAAATATGCTCTAATTTAGATTCTTCGGTAAAGCCAGCTGACTCTAACTCAGAAGAGTATTTTTGGGAGTTTTCAATAAACTCATCAGAAACTGATTCTGGCAAAACCGGTTGGATTTTGTCCAGCATTTCCATTAGGTCTGCACCAATTTCATTTAGAAATTCAAGTGCTGGATTTGCAAAAGTTGATTCATTAATTAGAAACTGATCTCTGCTTAAAATATATTTTGATGCCATTTAATAGTAAGGCCATTTTTCTTTATTTATCTAAATGGAAACAAGTTTGAAATACATTTAGAGTAGATGGAAGCTCGGTCAGAAGGGCTCGAATCTTTAAAAAATGCTAAGATTTCCTCAAGTTTACGTAAATCTGTGAATCCTAGAGCTTCATGAATACGATTATCCATATAGGAAACAGGAATTGCTCCAAATATAAGACTTTCGTATACTCGAGCAGGATAAAATCCTCGCTCTACATATAAGTCCTTTGAAATATTTAGACTAATAGTTGAACTTGCATATTCATTCCAAATATCAGTACGATCTGTCCTTTTTATTAGTTTAATATTTTTTTCATGAAAAGCCTCAGCTAAGGTTGGGTCAAGCTTTCCAGCAATAGATACATCATACTTCTTACCAGTAAACGACTTAAAATCAGCTGACCCCTTTATTGCATCTACTACAATTGGGTTTTTTGCATGACCTGCTTTATAGTTACCAAATGAAATATTACCATAATAGAAAACTTTATCATTTCTTTCAAATCTGTCAGTTTCTTCTAACCAAACCTTTTCGCAGGCTTTAATAAAGTCCTTAGACACATTTGGATAATCAATTGATGGAATTTCAAAGGTTATTCCATGGGACTTACAAAAATC